TGATGTTCGTAGACACCACAGAATATGAAAGCTTTGCCCTAGACAGATCGTGGATGTTTCTGGGCATATTGGTCTGCTTACCATAGTTGATCAAGTGATCAGTCCCCATGATATAGATACCACCATAAATGCACTCAATCTGAAGCTTTTCTGGAGAAGCCTCAAACACACTATCCTTTCCGCCTTTTTGAGAGAAGCCCTGGTAGTAGAAGTTGCTATTTCCGAATCTATTCTTCTTCTCCTCGAAGAACATAGTATCAACGCTCAAGAACTCAAACTCAAGGATGTCAATCGTGTACTCGTCGTACTCGTACATTGTTCTATCGCCAAGGTCATCATACTGCGTAGCATTGCCGCTTACCCCAGTGCCCTTTGATTTCTGAGAAATCTTCTGGTAGTCCTCCTC